ACCCGATCGTCTACCCGATGCGTGGCCTCTGGCCGACCGCCTCAGGGTCGCCGCGGCTGTTCGGCGGGGACTGGTCCCAGTTCGTGGTCGGCGTCCGGCAGGACATCACCATGAAGATCCTCGACCAGGCCGTCATCCAGGACAATACCGGGGCAATCGTGTACAACTTGCCGCAGCAGGACATGACCGCGATCCGGTTGACGTTCCGGATCGGCTGGCAGGTGGCGAACACGATCAACAACGACCAGCCCACCGAGGCCAGCCGGTACCCGGTCGGCAGCCTCCTCGTCCCGTAACCGCCAATCGCTCAACGATCGGCTGAACGCCGAGGAGGAACCCCCGCATGACCGCACCATTCGCAAACGCCCACCAGGTCCCGGTGCAGCCGGTATCCACGGTCGGGAACGACCTCAACACGAACGTCTACCAGTGCCCCCGCGCGGGCACCGTGTCGGCGGTGACATACGCGACAGTCACCGCCATCACTGGCGCGAACACCAACACCCGCAGCGTGTCCCTGGTCAACAAGGGCACCGCCGGTACGGGCACCACGGTGATCGCGACCCTGCAGTTCGACTCCGCCGTGAACACCGTGGCGAACGTCCCGAAGGCGATCACGCTGGGTGTTGCGGCGAACCTTCAGGTCGCCGCCGGCGAAGTCCTGCAGTGGCAGTCCACGCACATCGGGACCGGCATCGCCGACCCCGGTGGGCTGCTGCAAGTCACCATCGCCGCGAACTACGTCTGAGCAGGAGGATCGAGATGGCAGACCGCGCAGGTAAGCCGGCGGCGAAGTCCGCCGAGGACGTCGAGCGTGACCGGCTGTCGGCCCAGGGCCAGACACACGGGGCGGCTGATGCGCCCGGCCCGGGGTCCGATGAGGTGCAGGCCGCGATGGACGAGGCCACGGCGAAGGGCTTCTTCGGCGTCGAGATCGACAGCACGCCGAATGAGCACTACACCGTGGACGGCGTGACATCCGGGAAGCCAACGCCGGAGACGGATGCGGACGCCCACGACGCCGCGTACGTCTCCCGTAACCCGCACCGGACGAAGTAGCGGAGGCGGGGCACCGTGGTCGCGTATGCAACTGCCAGCGATGTGGCCGCCGGGTGGCGGACGCTGACCGCTGACGAGCAGGCGCGCGCCACGGTGCTCCTCGACCGGGCCGCGGTGCTGATCCGCGCCGCGGTCCCATCGGTGCCGGCGCGACTGACCGCTGGAACCCTCGACGCCAAGGTGCCATTGACGGTCAGCGTGAACATGGTGCAGCGGGTCCTTCGGAACCCGGAAGGCGTGACGCAGCAAACGCTCGGGCCGGCGTCGGTGACCTACGACCGGGACGACTCCGGTGCGCTGTACCTGTCCGAGTCCGACCTCGCCGCGCTGACCGCGGCTGCGGTGGTTGTGACGGGTGCGGCGAGTGTCGGCGCCGGCTCGGTGGCGTTGGCGGTGTGGGACAAGACGGTGATCCCGTCGTGGGCTCGTCCGGATCGGTTGCATTCGCCGTTCTGGCCGTCGGCGTGACGATCCCGTTCGGCAGCACCGTCACGGTCACGGTGGTCCGGCCGGCGGCGGAGAACAGGTTCGGCGACCCGGTCGGAGATCCAGTCGAGACCGCGCTGCCAGGGTGCGTGGTGTGGGTCAACGAGGGCACCGAGGACACCGACCACGCGGACACCGTGGTCGCCCCGGCGACGCTCGTAGCACCGGCCGGGGCCGATATCCGCGCCACCGACCGGGTCGTCACCGACGACGGGACGTGGGAGGTAGTCGGCGAGCCGACGCCCCGCCGGTCACCGTTCACCTCGGCGGCGCTGGTCGAGGCGCATCTGAGGAAGGTGACGGGCTGATGGCTTCCGCTCGGGTGGAGTTCGACCGGGCCGGCATGTCCGCTGTCCTGGTCGGCCCGGATATCCGTGGGGTGCTGGCGACGGTCGCCGAGATCGGAAGGGCGTACGCCGAGGAGATTGCGCCGCGCCGGTCCGGCAACTATGTCCGCTCGTTTGAGGTGCGAGCGGACACCATCGAGTTCTCCGGCTCACCCCGCGCTGCGGCGACGCTCATCAACACCGCCGGCTACGCGGCAGCGGTCGAGTGGGGCTACGGCCGAGGCGCCACCGATCCGGCGCCGAAGGCGCATCGGGTGCTCGGCCGGACCCTGGATCACCTGACTGAGCTGCGACCCTGAGGGAGCGGGCATGGCCGACGGTGTGATGAACATCGCCAAAGGGAAGATCGCCTACTACGCAGGCCTACCCGCCGCGAACGACGCGCTGATCGTGGTGCTGCTGAAGGCGACCGGCCTGGAAGCCGACGACACCCTCAACAACTACGACGACCTCGCCGCGCTGCTCGCCGCCGCGAACGACGAGGCCGACGCCACCAACTACGTCCGCAAGACCGTCACCGCGAGCATCACGGTGACGGTGGACGACACCGGCAACAAGGTCGACATCGACATGCCGGACCTGACGTGGACCGCACTCGGCGGCGCCAGCAACAACACCATCGCCAAGATGCTGGTCTGCTACGACCCGGACACCACCGGCGGCACCGACAGCACCGTGATACCGCTGACGTACCACGACTGCACGCTGACCACGGATGGCACGGACGTGACGGTGCAGATCGCCGCGGCGGGGTTCGCCCGCGCCGCCTGACCCTGCGAGCAGGCTAGCCGGAGGGCGGGCGGTCGGTGACGCTGTACCAGATCTGGCCGGCGACGTCCGGTCCCGGCTCGGCCACCGTCGACGGCGGCGTGAACCTCGCGGTCGAGTTCTACGTCACCGACCCAGGTCTCAGCGCGACCGGGCTGCGGTTCTGGAGGGCGGACACGTCGATCCTCGGGCCGGTCACCGCGCAGATCTACTCCGTCACCGACGCCAGCTCTGGCACGCCGCTAGCCGGCGCCGACATCACGTTCACCCTGTCCGGCACCGGCTGGCAGACAGCCACCTTCACCGCGCCGGTCGCGCTCACCGCCAACCAGCGATACCGGGCGGTCTGCAACTTCCCGACGAACTACTCAGCCGACGGCCACTACTGGGACTCCGGGGCAGGCGCCGGCGGCATCACGCACGGCCCGCTGGTCGCCCCGGATTCGGCGGCAGCGACGGGCGGGGACCAGGGCAGCTTCGTCGTCGGCGGATCGCTGGCGTTCCCGACGAACCAGTTCAGCTCCGCAAACTACTGGGTCGACGTCAACGTCCAATCAGGACAGACAATCACAGTTGGGCAGGCCGCCGAGACGGACACGGCCGGCCAGATCACGGCCAGAAAGACCCGGCCGCTCGGGCAGGCGACCGCCACCGAATCCGGCAGTACCGTCACTGTGACGAAAGTCCGCTCGGTGGGGCAGGCACCGTCCACCGAGACAGCGACCGCGCTCACGCGGCGGAAGGCCCGGACGGTCGGGCAGGCGCTCACCACGAACACCGCGCAGCCGGTCACCATCCCCACGGACACCACGCCGTCCGGATACCCGGACATCGAGCTGGTCCTGTGCGACTTGCTCGCCGACCTCGGCAACACCGGCACCCGCACCCCGGCGGACCTGCAGGACCAGTTGGAGTTCATCCGGATCCGCCGGGTCGGCGGTTCCGACGATCAGGTCACCGACCGAGCCCGGGTAGACGTCGAGGTGTTCGCCGCGACCCGTGCCGTGGGGGAGGCGTTGATCGAGGACATCCGGCAACGCCTGTCGGTCCGCGGACCGTTGACGGTGACCTCCGGCGGCCGGCCGGTGGTGGTGGACAGGACGCAGTTGCTCGCAGGCCCCGTCGAACTCGCCTGGCCGGACCCTGAGGTCCGCATGTTCCACGCGACCTATCAGCTCGAATCCCGGCGGCCGTGGCCGTAAATCGACAACAGGAAGTGAGATCAGGTCATGGTCGGTGTTGCCTACTCGGGCGTCGCGGTGCGGCACTCGGAGTTGATCCGCAAGGCCCTGCAGGGCAGCGTCTTCGTCGCGCCGTCAACGGCGACGTCGATCACAGCGCTGACGGGCACCGATTCGCTGATCGCGGCTCTCCCCGTCGGGTTCACCGACCTCGGGTACGCCACGAAGGACGGCACAAGCTTCGACCGCGCGGTGGACGCCAGCGAGACGACGTCCTGGGGTGCCACCGACCCGACCCGCCGGGACATCACCTCGGATGTGGTCACCATCCACGTCGTGTGCCAGGAAACCAAGGCCTCGGTCCTGGGTCTGTACATGGGCTTGGACGCGACGACGGCGGTGCCGACATTGGCGTCGGGGGAGGTGGCGATCGCGAAGCCGCTGCGGCCGCTGAACAGGTTCTACCGCCTACTGACGCTCGGCGTGGACTCGAACACCAGCGGCGAGATCTACATCGCCCGGTACAACCCGTACGTGTCGGTGACGTCGCTCGGCACGCAGACCTACCAGGACGGCGAGGAGCTGAAGTACGACATCACCTTCACCGCGTACCCCGATGCGACGCTCGGCTACTCCGAGAAGATGTTCTACGGCGGCCTCGGCTGGAAGGCGTTGATCACCGCGGGCAACATGGGCTTCGCCGCCCCGGCCTAACCGTCCACTCGACCAGGAGATCAGATGGCTACCACTGCGGACGTCCCGAAGGACGCCGACGGCAACGACGTGCCGGTCCTCGGCCTGTTCGAGCACCCGGAGTCTGGTGCGCAGGTGTGGGCGCATACCCCCGCCGACGAGGTGCAGTACCAGGCTGAGGGCTGGAAGCCGGTCAAGACCGCGAAGGCGGAGAAGGCCGCCGCGGCGCCGGAGAAGGGGGCCAGCGGTGGCGGCAAGTAGCGGCCGCCGACCGGCCGCCGCGCAGCAGGACAAGCCGGCGCCCGTCTCGCTGAACCTCGACACCCTGGAGCGGGAGGGCGGCACCCCCGAACCGTTCGTCGTCGTCCTCGCAGGCGAGCGGCTGCTGCTGTCCGACCCGGCCGAGGTGGACTGGCAGAAGCTGATGGCCGCGATCCGGGACCCGCACGTGTTCTTCCGGCTGATCATCCCGCCGGACGACCACAAGACGTTCTTCGACGCGACGCTGCCCGGCTGGAAGATGAACAAGCTGATGCAGTCGTACATGGAGCACTACGGTCTGCCGAGCCCGGGGGAAGCGGTCGCCTCGCCGGCGTCCTGACCCGGTACGGCGAGGCGATCGAATACGACTTGGCGGTCCGCGGCGTCGACCTGGCCCGCGAGTGGCGGTCCCGACGCTGGCGCCGGCTACTCAACCTGATTGACCACCTGCCGGCCCACTCGGCGTACGCCGAGGCGCTGGCGGCCGATGAGGACTTGGCGGTGGCGGTCCTCGCCCACCCGCAGCCCGACGGGGCAACTGGGCCGCGGGTGAGCGAGTGGACATCGGAGCGGGCAGCGCTCGCCGAGATCAGCGACAAACTGTCGACTCTGATCGCCGCGACGATCGCGGCGGCCGGGTCCAGACCGCCGAAGCTCATCCCGTCACCGCGGCCACGGGTGGCCGCCGACCAGGTGCGTGAGCGGCAGCGCGCCGCAGCGCACCTGTCGCTGGTCGAGCGGGTCCTCCCGGACCGGGCGCAGGCCGACGCCGAGTTCACGCGCCTGTCCGAGATCGAGGCGACGACGTAGGTCGGGGGTGTCGTGGCCGACTACGACGCCGGGCGCGCGTTCCTGCAGATCGTTCCCTCCTTCCGGGGCGTCCGAGAGTCGATCAAGAAGCAGGCGAAGACGTGGGCCGACGACGTCGAGGGAGCGGTCGAGAAGGCGCTGCCGGAGGGCTTCACCAAGGGCAGCAAGGCGACTGAGCCGGTCGCGAAGAAGAAGGGCACGGAGACCGGCGAGGCCTACGGCGGGGCGTTCGCGCGGACGGTGAAGACCCGCGTCGAGGCGGCGCTGAAGGCGCTACCTCCGGTAAAGATCAACGCCGACTCGTCGCTGGTCGACATCAAGCTGGCGGCGATCCGCGCGGAGCTCGCCGATCTGTCGAAACAGAAGATCGGTGTCGACGTGGACGACGCGACCGCGCTGGCGCAACTGGAACGACTGAAGGCCGAACTGGACCAGATCGGCGCCGACTCCGCGTCGATCCAGGTCCGCGCCGACACCGCCACAGCGTCGGTCGAACTCGACAAGCTCGCGGCGCAGATCCGTCGCATCGCCGACGACTCACCTACAGTCCAGGTCGATGCCGACACGGGGGCGGCGGACGCGAAGCTCGCCGCGACGGGCGCCGAAGCGGCACGGCTGGGCGCGTCGTCACCGACGATCAGCCCGGACGTCGACTCCGGGCGGGCGTTGATCGGTATCGCGGTGATCCGGGCGGCGCTGCTCGCGTTGACCGCGGCACCCATCGTGATCCCGATCGCGGTGGCCGGCGCGTCACTCCTCGGCCCCTTGGCGGCCGCCGGAGCAGGCGCAGCAGGGTTCGGTGCTGTCGCCGCGTCCGGTCTGTCGCGGATTCACACCGCGATGCAGGCGCAGGACGCCGACACCGGGGGCGGTGGCCGTTCCGCGGCATCGCAGGTATCCGCGACGAACAGCATCCGCCTCGCGCAACTGGGACTCGCCGACGCGCAGCGGGCCGTCGCGGTCACTGCTCGGCAGAACGCGCAGGCTCAGGCCCAAGCCGCCGAGCAGGTACGCGCCGCTGAACAGTCGCTGGCCCAGGCGCAGCGGCAGGCCGCCGACGCGCAGAAGGCGCTCAATCAGGCTCGGGTAGATGCCAAGCGCGGCCTGGAAGACCTCGCGAACAGCCTCGCCGACGCGCAACTCGCGCAACGCCGGGCGCAGGCGAACCTCCGAGACGCGCAAGCCACCCTGACGGCGGTCCTCGGTGACCCGCGTTCAACCGCGGCGCAGCGAGAAGCCGCGCAGTTGGCCGTGGATGAGGCAACGCAGGCGCTGGCCGAACAGGGCCAAGCCGTCAAGCGGTTCGCCGAGGACAAGAAGGCCGCCGACAAGGCTGGGGTTAGCGGATCCGATCGGGTGCTGGCCGCTGAACGCAGGCTGGCGGACGCCCGGCGGGAGGCGGCGGACAGGCAGCGGGCGTTGTCGAAGGCCCGCGCCGAGCAGGCGTCGGTGGAGCTCCAGAACGCCGAGCGGAACATCCAGGCTCAGGAAGGTCTGGTACGCGCGCAACTCGGGCTGGCCTCCGCGCAGGCTTCGGCGGCCGCGGCGCAGGAGTCGGCGGCCGGCGCAACCAGCAAGCTCGACAAGGCGATGAAGGACTTGACGCCGACCGAACGCGCCGCCTTGGGCGCGTTCCGGGACTTCGGGCAGGCGTACCGGGACTGGGTCAGCGCGTTGGAGCCGGCGGTGTTCCCAGCGATCCTCGGCGGCCTCGACCTGATCAAGTCGTTGTTTAAGCCGCTGACACCCATCGTCCAGGCCGCATCCGGCGCGTTCGTGCAGCTGGAAAAGGACGCGCAGAAGGCGTTGACGTCGCCGTTCTGGAAAGACACCCTGGCGGCTCTCGCGAGGCTCACCGGCCCCGCGATCCTCGCGTTCGGACACGTCGTCGGGAACGTCATCACCGGGATCGCCGGGATCGGGCGTGCCCTGTCGCCGACCGGCGGTGGGGTCCTGCGGAGCATCGAGGGCCTGTCCGAAAAGTTCGCGACCTTCGGGAAGAACGCCAACAAGCCGGGTGGCTTCCAGGACTTCCTGCACTGGGTACGGGAGAACCTCCCCAGGGCGATCGAGTGGCTCAAGGCGGTCGGCGAGGCGCTGCTACGGATCGGTCGCGCGCTGCTGCCGATCGGTGGCCTTGTCCTCGGCGGGATCAAACTCCTCGCGGACGTGATCAACGCGATGCCTCCGTCGCTCCTCGGGGCTATCGCTGCTGCCATCATCGCCGTCGCGGCGGCCGTGAAGTTGTGGGCCCTGGCCACCAAGGCCTTGGTGTTCTTTGAGGCGCTGCTGAACTTGGAGCTAGGCCCGATCATCATCATCATCTTCGGCCTCGCGGCGGCGTTCCTCTATGCCTGGACGCAGTCCGAGCGATTCCGTGACATCGTCATCGGAGCACTGCTGTACGTCCGAGACACCGCGTTCGGTGCAGGCAGGCTGACCGCGAAGTACATCATCGACCCGATCCTGGGCCTGATCGCTTTGCTGCGGACCGCCTGGGCCAACATCAAAACTGTCTTCGCTACCGGCTGGGCCACGGTCAAGACGGTATTCGCCGACGTCTCCGGGTTCTTCCAGAAGTATTTCATCGGCCCGATCGAGGCGATCCCCGCTGCGGCGAAACGGATCTGGGACGGCATCAAGAAGGTGTTCTATTCGGGCGTGAACGCCGTGATCGACATCATCAACGGGTTCATCGGCGCGTTCAACTTCTTCTTCTCCAAGTTCGCGCCGACGCAGCGGATCCACTTCGATCTGATCCAGCACGTCGGGCAGAAGACCTCGGGCAAGGGCTTCGGTCTTGCCGGCGGCGGGGTGCTGCCCGGGTACGCGCCTGGTGTGGACTCGATCCCGGCGATGCTGTCACCCGGTGAGGGTGTGCTGGTTCCGGAGGCGGTCAGGGCGCTCGGCGCCGACTGGATCCTCGGCATCAACGCCGCGTTCAGCCGGCGGCGCCCAGGGACCAATGGGGCGTACGCCGGCGGCGGCGTCGTCGGCGACTTCCTCAGCTTGCTGCCGAGTCCGACCAGCGTCCTACCGGGCGTCAGCGGCAAGAGCCTGGTGTCCGGGCCGGCAGAGCGGATGCAGGCCCAACTGCGTCACGGCGGGGACCTCCCCGGCCGCGTGGGTGGGGCCGTGGCGGGCAGGCTCGCCGACGCGGTGGCCGCAGCGCTGGACAAGTCCATCAATCTGCTGCCGGCCGTCATGGCTGGCCTGACCGGCGGCGCGGCCCCCGCCGGCGGGGCAGTCTCCCGGTGGTCCGGTGTCGCCGGGCAGGCGCTGACGCAGCTCGGCCAGTCCACAACGCTGATCAACCCGGTGCTGCAGCTCATCAAGTTCGAGTCCGGCGGCAACCCAACCGCGGTCAACCGCACCGACATCAACTGGCAGCACGGCACCCCGTCCGTCGGATTGGCGCAGGTGATCGGGCCGACGTTCGCCGGTAACGCCGGCCCGTACCTCGGCACAGGGCCGTTCCTCTACGGGGTGAGCACGAACCCGCTGGCGAACGTGTTCGCCGGCCTCAACTACGGCATCCGCCGCTACGGGTCCGTCAGCAACATCCCCGGCATCAGATCCGTCCAGCACGGCGGCCCGTACCTGCCCTACGACCAGGGCGGCTACCTCCCGCCCGGCATGTCGGCAGTGTTCAACGGCACCGGCCGCCCGGAGCCGGTCCTGTCCGGCGCGCAGTGGGAGACGCTCGCCGGTTCCACCCGTGGCGGCGACGGGCCTATGACGATCTCCGGCACGCTGGACTTGGGGGATGGGCTGGTGGGCAGGGTGGAGGGCATCATCGACGCCCGCGAACACCAGCAGGCACGGCAGGTCTCCTACGGTCGGCGAGCGGTGGCGGTGTAGGTGGTCGCCGCGATCACCGTGACAGCGGACACCGCCAACTCGCGGATCAGCCTCGCCGTCACCGGCGCGACCGGTGGCACCGGCTATATCCGGCGCACCAACCCTGACGGCTCCGCGAACACGGTGCGGAACGGGGAGCCGGCGACGTTCACCGCGGGCGCGTGGTCGGACTACGACTACGAGGCCCCGATGGACCTCGCCGTCACCTACCAAGTCCTGTCCTCCGACCAGACGACGGTGCAGGCCACCAGCAGCTCGGTGACGTTGGCCAGCGGCGACAAGACGTGGCTGAAAGACCCGAGCGTCCCCACGCTGAACTTCGTCTTGAAGGTCACCGCGATGGGGGACCTGTCCCGCGAGCTCCCGATGGGCGTCTTCTACGTCGCGGGCCGCACGTACCCGGTGGTGACGACGGGCCGCCGGTTCGTGCCCACCGGCGAGGTCGTCTGCTACACCGAGACGTTCGCCGAGCGGCAAGCGATGCTCAACATCCTGTCGTCGGGCCGGGTCCTGCAACTGTCCACCCCGGACGGGTACGGGTGGGGCGCCTACTACGTCACTGTCGGCACGGTGAACGAGCACCGACCTACACCAATCGCTGACAATTCGGTGCGGCACTGGACGCTGCCGCTGACCATCACCGACCGGCCCGCGTACGTGTCGTCGGCCGCGTCGGGGAACACCTGGGGCGACGTGGTATCCAACTACGCCACCTGGGCCGACGTTATCCGGCTCAAGGCCACCTGGAACGACCTCATCGCCGCGGTCGCTCCCGCGACGCAGGCCCCGGGAGTCTGAGGTGTACGCGGTGTCGCAGAAGTTCCTGGAGACGATCCGGCGCTCCCACCGGCCGGTGTTCTACGCCGACGTGTACCGCGGCGGCGTCCGGACGACCCCGGCGGCGTATCAGGCGACGGGACTGCCGCTGGACAAGGGTTCGTCGGTGACGATCGATTGTGGTTCACAGGTCCGCCGGTCCTGTCAGGTGACGATTGCCGACCCTGCGCTGGACCCGACGACCGCGCAGGCACTACTGGCCCCGTACGGCACCGAGCTGGTGCTGTCCCGGGGCGTGGAGTACCCGGGCGGGGTGATCGAGTGGGTGCCGCTGGGCTGGTTCCGCATCGACTCCGCGCGGACCTCGAAGTCGGGCCAGCACGGGCCAGCCGGTATTCAGGTGGTCGGCCGGGACCGGTCGGCGTACGTCGTGGACGACGAGTTCACCGCGACCGTGGCCTCGACGCAGTCGACTGTGGTCGCGGAGATCCGGGCGCTGATCCTCGACGCGATGCCGTCCCACGTCACCGGCCTCCACGACCTCACCGGCGACACCACTGCGTGCCCAGCGCAGGTGTACGACCAGCGGTCCCGCGCCGACGCCATCGATGTCCTCGCTACCGCGATCGGCGCCGAGTTCTTCATCGCAGGCGACGGCACCCCGACGTTGAAGCGGATACCGACGGCGGCCACCGCGCCGTCGTGGACGATCGATGCCGGCGTGGCGGGGGTGCTCATCGAGGCGGACACCAGCGTCGACCGGGGCGTCATCTACAACGGGTGGGTCGTAACGGGGGAGCGCACCGACGGAACCGCCGGGTCCTACGCGTTGGTCACCGACACGAACGTTCTGTCGAGCACCTACTGGTCAGGGCCGTTCGGGCGGCGTCCGGGCCGATTTTCGAGCCCGATCCTGACCAGTGATGCGATGTGTACCGCAGCTGGTACGTCGCTGCTCGCCCGGTCCTCGGCTGCCGGCTGGACCATCGACCTGACCAGCGTCCCGAATCCGGCGCTGGAGGGTTCCGAGGTAGTCGTAGTGCTTCTCCCCGACGGCCGGCAGCAGTTCCACATCACCGACGGGGTGACGATCCCTCTGGACGTGGAGTCACCGATGCCGGTCCGTACCCGCTCGAACAGCCCCACCGGCACGTGAGCGGTCCGGCGCCACTCGCCAGCGCTATCGCCGCGGCGGCGCAGTCGGCGTTGGCCGGCGCGAAGACGTGGGGGATAGGCACCGTCACCGCGGCCGCCGCCGGCCCGCCCGCCACCGTGACCATCACCTTGCGGGGACAGTCGCTGCCCGGTGTGCATTACCTGACCAGCTACACCCCGACTATCACCGACAAGGTGCTCGTCCTGACCGGCGGCCAGCAGGTCGTCGTCCTCGGCAAGATCACCGCATAGGAGGGCCCGGGTGGCGAACACCCCGATTGCGACGCTGCCGTACCCGGCGCTCACCGACTCCCCGAACGGACCGTCACAGGTCCAGTCGCTGGCGACTGCACTGGATTCACAGGTGGTGCCACGATTTGCCACCACTGCCGCCCGGGATGCCGCCATCACCGCCCCGGCCGCCGGGCAAATGTGCTGGACCACGACACCGGCGACGCACTGGTACTACAGCGGCAGCGGGTGGATCATCCTCGGCGGTGGCGCGTATGGCCGGTGCCGGCTCCGCCGGGTCGCCAACCAGTCGGTCCTCACCAACGCCGCCACCGCCATCTCGTGGGACACCGAAGACGTCGACAGTGGCGGCTACATCACCGCTCCATCCACCACCATCACCATCCCCGCCAGCCTGGACGGCATGTATGCCATCACCTTCCGTGCCGCCGGCGCCACCCAGCCCACCAACCGCAACTTCGCGGAGATCAACGTAACCAGCGCGCTCACAGGCGTACCGGGCGACTTCCGCATCCCCTCGACCGGCGGCACCGCAGAAAACCGCATGGTCGCCTACTACAGCGGGCCACTCGCCGCGGGCGACACCTTCGTCTGCAACGTCCTGCACAACGTCGGAAGCGCCCAAAACTACGTCGGATGGCTGTCCGTCGTCCGCCTCGCGCCGCTCTAGGAGCCCCGTCTTGCCTCCGTCTCCGCAGGTCGTTGTACAACGCACCACCTCGCTGCAATACGACGGCACCAACGCCACCGCCATCGTTGACCTGCTGACCGATCAATTCCCCCTCACCCCGAACAGTTACTCGGTCGGCGACGAAACCGATGGTGTGCTCACCGTCATCACCACCGACCGGGACCTGTGGGCCGACATCGTCGTCAACGAAGGCGATCATGTGGTCGTGAGCTGGAACGGGTTCCAGGTGACCTCCGACGAGGTGTTCACCGGCCGGTTTGTGCTGCTGCCGTGACCCTCATCCCGTACGTCGAGATGATCGGGCAGGTCCGCAACAGCCGGTACGTCGACACCCGCATGGCGCGGGTCGCGAACAACTCCATGCGGTGGGGCCTGTCCACCTACGTGGCGCCGACGACGTTCGGGAACGCGGAGCACCCGATCCGCGGGGCGGCGTCGGTGGCAATGCTGGAGGCGGTCGGCATCCAGACGCTGCTGTACGACCCGGCCCTCGCCGGCTTTCCGAGCTACCTGTCCGCGGTGAACCGGGCCAACTCGCTGCTGATCGCCGTCGACACCGCGCACCGGCAGTACACGACCGGCGGGTGGGGCGGGCAGTGGCAGTCGGCGTGGTGGGCGACGCTCCTCGGTACCACTGGCTGGATCCAGTGGCGGTACCTGTCCGTACCCGACCGGGAGCGGCTGCTGCAGGTGGTGGAGTACGAGGCCGATCAGCGGCTCGCGCAGCCACCCCGATACCTGCGTGATGCCGCTGGAACTGTTCTGACGCCGGGGGACACCGGTGCTGAGGAGAACGCCTGGAACGCCGGCGGGCTGGCGTGCGCGGCGCTGATGATGCCCGGCCACCCGCGCGCCGGCGACTGGATGACCGCGGCCGTGCAGCTGGCGGTGGCCGCGTTCTCTCACCCTGACGATGTGAGTTCCGGGCAGGTCGTGAACGGTCGGCCGCTGTCCGAGTGGCTGGACGGATCGAACGTTGAGCAGAGCTACGACGTGGTCAACCACGGCAAGGTCAACCCCGACTACTCCCAGTCCATCGGCCTGTTCGGGCATACCGCGATCCTGTTCGGGCTGGCTGGGAAGCCGGTGCCGGAGGCGTTCGGGTGGAACGCCGACCGGGTGTACGCGCGGCTGACCAGCTACTACACGCCGGGGGAGCCGCCGCAGCCCGTCGCCTATCCCGACGGACCGGACTGGGGTGTCCGCCGCTCCGTCTCCTGCTGGTGGCCCGACACCTGCGCCCAAGTCCTCGGCTGGGACGCGCTCTGCGACCGCCCGGCCGGCTACTGGGCGGATGTCCACCTGGCCGACGCCGACATTCAGCAGGCCCGGTACACCGACGGGCACCTGTACGCGCCGCTCAACACCGCCAACCCGGCGCTGTCGGAGGACTCCTACCCGGCCCGGGAACAGGTCGGCTGCTACCAGCTGGCCGCCGGGCATCTGCTGCGCTGGCTCGCTGACCACGACCGGCTCTGGACCACCGACGCGCCGTACTGAACCGCGAGGCAAGGGGGGCGGGGCGTGAGCGCTTTTCTGATCGCCTTGACGGTGGCGATCCCCGCGTTCCTGGGGCCGTGGATCGCGATCCGCGCGAACGGCCGGGAACGGCGCAAGGACCAAGCGGCGACGTGGGCGCGGGACGACGAGGTAGCCGCGCAAGCAGCCAAGGCCGCCGAACTGCTCCTCGCGGCCCAGCAGGAGACCATCAAGCGTACGAATGAGGTGGCGAGGCACGTCGCCGCCGCCACGGCGAAGACCGACGAGAAACTCGATGCGATCCACACCCTTGTGAACAGCGACATGACGGCCGCCCGGCAGTCGGAGCTGGACCAGACCAGGGTGACGTTGGTGATGCTCCGCAAGGTTGTCGCGCTCGACCACGCTGCTGGTCGCGCTCCATCCGAGCAGGACGTGGCGACGATCGAAACGACCGAGGCCCGCATCACCGAGCTGCAGGCGATCCTCATGGACCGGTTGGCGCAGCAGCAGGCGGTGGAGGCCGAGACCCGCGCGGCGAGGCTCAGCACCGGGGAGCAGTGACCTCTCCCGCCGACCTCGGCTGGGGTGACCCGCACGTCCTCACCGACGCCGACATGACCGGTGCGCAGCTGTGGCCCGGTCATGTCGTGCGAGTCCGCAACGACGACGTAGCTGTAGTCGCCGTCGCTCTGGTCCGCCGGTTGCGGACCGCCGGGTGGCAGGGCCCGGATCCGCTGCTGGACGAGTGGGGTTACGCGCGCCGGCTGAAGCGGTCCGCCGAGGCGAAGTACCGAGCCCAGGGACTCACCGAGGCGCAGTGGCTGCAGCGGGCCGCCCTGTCGGAGTGGTCCGACCACGCGTGGGGCACCGCGATCGACCTGGACACCGCAGCGAACCCGATGCTGGCCACCCGGCCAGCCGATCCGCAATCCCGCACCACTCGCCCCGTCGCCGCGTGCCCCGGCATCGCCGCATCCCTCGGATTGGAATGGGGCGGCGCCTGGACGACGCCGTAGGACCCCCAGCACTGGCAGGTTGCCGTGACCCCGCAGCGACTCGCGCAGATAGCGGCACCACTCAGGAGATCCATGGAAGTCCTCGACTACTCATCCGGCTACCCGGCGCCCGCCGCAGTGAAGGCGGCCGGGTACGCCGGCGTGGTCCGCTACACCGGCACCCCCGGCCGCGGGAAGAACCTGACCCGCGCCGAAGCGCAAGCCATGACCGCCGCTGGTATCCCCGTCGCGCTCGTCTACGAAGACAGCGCCGGGTGGATGCGCGGGGGAGCGGCGGCGGGGATCGCTGCCGCTCGCGCCGTGCTGGCCGACGCCGCGAACTGCGGGGTCGGTGTCCGGTGCGTGTACTTCGCCTGTGACGAGGACGTCACCACGCAGATGGCTGTTGTCCTGGCGTGCCTCGACGGCGCCGCAACAGTCCTCGGCAGGAACCGCACCGGCGTGTACGGGGAAGCCGACGTCATCGACGCCGCGGTCCCCGGGCACGCCGCGTGGGGCTGGCAGACCCGCGCCTGGTCCGGCGGCCGCGTCTCCGCGAAAGCGCACCTGCTGCAGCAGATCGGCTACGTCACCGTCGGCGGCATCCAATGCGACCGGAACACCACCCTGAACGACGACTACGGCCAATGGCCGACCATACAGCGGGGAGACATCATGCTCGACCCAGACGTGAAAGCCTACTTCGACGCCAAATTCCAGGCCGTCGGCGACGGCCTCGGCATCATCATCTGGGGCGACGAACGCGTCGACACCCCCACCCACGGCGACGGGCACCCAGACAACATTCAGCGAGTCCGCGCAGAGGAGAAAGCCGACGCCGTCCTCGACGCGACCCGCGACGCGGCGGACGCCGCCCGGGACGTGTCGCTCCTCGCGCAGATCGCCGCGGTGAACGCCCGCCTCGACACCCTCCAGACCGGCGGCGGGGGAACCCCCGTCGACCCGGCGGCGGTCGCGGCCGCGCTCGACTACGACCGGCTCGCCGCCGCGCTGGCCCCGCAGCTCGCGAACGTCCTCGGTAAGCGGCTGGAGTCCTGATGGGCCTGCGCCTGTTCGCCCGCCGCACCGTATCCACCGATCAACCCCGCACCACCACCCGGAAGGCATGACCATGGCCTCACCAATCAAAACCAAGGCCACCTACATCCGCGACCTGGTCGAGCGAGTCGCCTCGACGTTCGTGATCACGTTCCTCGGCACGCTGGTCACCGGCGGCTGGTTCGACATCGCCCACATCCGCGACACCTCCGCGTTGCAGGCCGCCGGGCTCGCCGCCATCGCCGCAGTCCTGTCGCTGATCAAGGGCCTGGTCGCCAAGTTCGTGGCCAACCGGGACTCCGCGAGCCTCGCGCCCGGTGTCTGAGCCGCTCGCGCATTCCTCCGCGCCCGGGTCGCCGCTACACGGCGACTTCGGGTTGCAGGCCGGCTCCGGACTGGCCATGTTCCTCGTCCGGGTCGGCACCCTGAGCCGGTGGGGTCATGCCTGCATCGCAGTCGGGGACGCGGCCGGCGGGCAGATCCAGATCGTGGAGGCCATGCCCGAGGGTGTCCGGACCCGCACCAGCACCGTCGGGTCGTGGGTGTGGTCAAACGTGCCGCTCACCGACGCGCAACGCGACCACATCGCCGGCACCGCGTTCACCGAGGTCGGGAAGCCCTACGACTGGCCGAGCATCGCCGGGTTCGTCCTACGGCACTTCGGGATGCACCTACGCGGGAAGCGGTCGAAGGATCACCCGGATGACAGCTTGATCTGTTCGGAGCTGGCCGCCTGGAGTTATCGGGAGGCTGGCGTCGACCTGTTCCCTGACGTAGCTCCTGGCGATGTGGCTCCTGGCGACTTGGCCGAATACCTCGTCGTGCACTGACCCTCTGTCCTGCCCGGTCGGTGCCGTCGGGTGGTCCTGGTCGGGCATGGAAGCGCCTCCCTCACTGGCCTACGGGCTGGTGGGGGAGGCGCGTTTCGTGCGTTCAGGGGAAGGTCAAGACTTCGCGTCTGCGCGGTCCAGTAGCAGCAGAGCCTCGCTGGCGCAGCCACCGCATAGCCATACATGGCCGTCACCAGCCCGAGGTGCGGCGAGCGTCTTGACGGCCTCGGGAGTAACCGGACGTTGCATGTCCCAACCCATAACGACGTTGAAACCGCACAACGCAGCAACGGGGATACCGCCGCCGTACTTGAACCCCTCCGGGCCTACCTCGCGGATGTGCTCTTGACCCATCGGCCGGGCGTGAACCGGCTCGCAGAATGCCAGAACGCGCTCCGTGGCGATGTCCTTACTCGACCGTCTGATCACAGTGACGCATCCTTCCTCGGTCGCCCGGTACGTCCGGGGCGGTTGGCCTGCCATGCGTCGATGGTCTCCGGCAGCCATGCGGGGGAGCGGCCGAACGTGGCGTCAGGTTCGGGGAAGTCACCCCGACCGCGATAGCGGGTGATGCTGTCGGGGTGGACGCCGAGCCGGGCAGCAACAGCCGCCCGGTCCAGCAGGGTTTCGGCATCCGTCATGGTGTCGTGCTCGCCAGTTGGTCACGCAGCAGCCCGACCTCGACATCGGTGATCCAGCGGTCGCCGGTCGCGGTGTCGTCGGTGACGGACAGGCCTGCGTCGATCAGGCTGTCAATGACAGCAACCACGTCCGCACGGTCATTGCCCTCGCCAACCAGCAGATTCACGACACTCTCGGCGGGGTGGACGGCAGTGTAGCCGCGCACCGCGTTGCGGAAGTCATTCAGACGAGCGAGGTTGGCCGTGACCAGAGCCGCGTTGACGTACTCGGCGCTGGGGCGTACCGACTGGGCGTACGAGGTCATGTTGGCGATGGCCGCGAATACCCGGTCGCCTTCGGCAGCGTCGGGCCTCCAGTTCGGCTGGTCCATCGTGGCGGCGAACTGCCCGTCGATGGTGAGGCGGGCCGTCGTGTTGTCGATGTCGATGGTGATGCCGTCCTGGCTGATCGTGGTCACTGGAACCCCCTGGAAGTTGTCTGTGTCGCACGGATGACTTTACGGGATAGGGCAGGCTGTGTCAACGCACCCGGACAACTTCCTATTGCAGATCGTGCAACCCGGCTAGGACCGGCCGCGCGGGTGCTTCTCCTGCCACGTCCGGGCCACCGGCCACCCCGCGGCCTCCAACCCATCCACCACGGCGGCCATCTGCTCGATGCACCACGTCAGGTGGGTGACGACCCTGCCCAGCGCCTCGGCCTGCACAGGCTGCTCGCCGAGGGCATCCCGGTCAGCGGCGAGGGCTTCGGCGGCCTGGAGGAGTTGCCCGGCCCGGACCCGCAGATCCGCGGTGACGTCCTCGCGGGACGGCGGGATGTCGTCGCGGGCTGGGGTGATCTCCATGCGGCCAGGGTCGCACGTCACTGCTCCACGCCGTGCCGCTGGCGACGCCACAACCGCAGGTAATCCAGGTACGACATGGCGTACAGCCCGGCCAACGTCAACAGGACCATGTCCTGTTTGGTCAGCGCGTACCAGACGAACCCGACCTCCACGAACAGGTTCATCCACCACGCCTCGCGGGGTGGCTGGTGCCGGCGGATCCGGCGCCGCTGCAGCAGCCACGACACCGCGGCGAGGGCCACCAGCACCGGGCCGCTCACCGGCATAACAGCGGCCGGGCACTGGAAGCGGACAGCGTTGAATAAGCGTGTGCGGTCAACGGGTGTCAGTCCTTCGTAAGCGTCGTCAGGTACGCCGGTCAGGGCTGGGATACGGCGGAGGTGGAAGTCAGTCCTCGAGGTAGTCGGCCAGCTTGTAGCCGGCGGCGCGCTCGAGCTTGCCGCGCGCCCGGTCGTAGCGGCGGGTGGTCCGCGGGTCCTTGTGTCGGGCCGAGTCCTGCATGTCCCGCAACGACACCCCGGCGTCCAGGCCGAGAGTCACGAATGCGTGCCGCAGCATGTGCGGGGTCAGCCGCACCGGCAGCCCGGCGCGTTTGCCAACCCGCTCCACCGCGAGCTCAGCCTGCCGGTGGTTCAGGGGACGGCCGCCGGGGTTAGCCAGCAGTGGCCCGGTCAGATCCTCGAGGTCGACCCCGGCCGCGGCGGCGCGCGCCTCGAGCAGCCGGTCGATCGCCGCGATAGTCGGGCGGGGGATCGCCACCTCCTGCGTCTCCCCGCCCTTCCCGGTGATCCGGATGATGCGGTGGCCGCTCGAGGCGCCCACGTGCTCGACGTCGACCCCGACGGCCTCGAAGGTGCGCAGGCCGCAGTGGACCATCAACGACAGCAGCACCGCCTCGAGCGGGCTACCCACGCGGGTGGCCGCATACCAAACCTGCTGCACCTGATCTTTCGTAAGGCCGACTGTGGGGGAGAAGTCCGGATCCACTCGAGGTCGGGTGGCGTGCTTGACGGGGTTGTGGTCGGCGATGTCTTCGGCCTCGAGGTAGGCGTACAGCGAACTGACCGCAGCCAACCGCCGGGCGACCGTCGTGGGTCGAGCCGGCGCTACGTCCTCGGTGCCGCGGCGCTGGTGTTCCGACCAGGCATCAACGTGCCGCCGGCGGGCCTCGAGGAGATGGCAGCCCGCGTGCTCGAGCCACGGCAGCCAACCAACATCGTCAGCGCGTGGCTCGAGCCCCTTGCCGGTGAGGCTGAGTCCGAGGTCGTTGGCGTACGCCTTGCGGGTGTTCGGGGACTGGACGGACAACAGCCACGCGAGGATCACGCCGCGCAGGTCGTCGTCGGCGAGCACATCGCGCACGGCCAGTGCTCGAACCGGACCCTCCCCATCCCCAACGTGGATAACGTGAATTATGCCCGTGGGTGGGGAGGGGTTCGGGCTCGAGGTGCCCACGGCATGCTCCTGAGAATCCGCATTCCCGGGCCCGATGTAGTGGGGGTCGGAAGTGGTGCCCGGCCCATCTTGCGGAGTATGTACGTCAGCCACGGTTCCTCCGCTTCGGCAAGCGCATCTCCACGTTGTGGACTCGGCACCACGGCGGTGACGCTGTACGGGAAGGCCGCGCAGACCGGACCGCGCAGCGCCGGCGTGGGCAGACGTACCAAACAGACCAAACAGATCCAGACTGGCCGTATGCGCCCTGGAGCCGGGCGGCTCCCCATCTGCTGTTGACCATCACGCCGCCGCCTTCCGGTCGATCTGCCCGGCCTGTGCGGCTTCCTTGCGGGCCTGACTGCGGATCGTCTCCCACCGCCGTGGGCTTGTACCGGCGCGGATGCCGTACTCGTCCCCGGTGTCAGCGAGAGCGTCCTGCAGGCACTGCGCGGCAACGGGGCACGAGGCGCAGATCCGGCGGGCCTCCACGGCGAGACCGGCGTCCGGATACCACAGCTCGGGGTCGGTCTGGGCGCACACTGCCATGCGCTGCCAGCCGGGCGCGGGGCGTTCGAACAACTGGGCAGTGGCGATCATGACGCCGCCTTTTGGCCGGTCCACGGCAGCGTCAGTCCGTCATCACGGCGGCGCGGCACGACGTGGACATGCAGGTGCTTCACGGTCTGCGTGGCCTCCGGGCCGACCGACGTGATGATGTTGCAGGGCATGAGCGCCCGGGCCATCTCCGCGGCGGCGACCATCACGGCGCCGGTGGTGATCGGGTTCTCGGCGGCATGGTCGACGTGCCGGCGCGGGACGACGAGCACGTGCCCGTCGGTGACGGGGTTCGGCGGCTGGAAGGCGACGGCGTCGGACCACTGCCGGTCGTAGTCGCCGGCCTTGATGCGGTCGCAGAACGGGCAGGTGGTCGGGGCGGACATGCCGCTCCCCCTCTCGATGGGCGGTGGGTGCCGCCGGGTAGTCAGGTACCCGGCGGCAGGGCAGGGCTACTTCAGGCAGGTCGGCGCCGGATCGGTCTGGCTGCTGACGACCTTGCCGCCCGCGGTCACGGTGGTCGTCATGGGCTGGCCGGACGGGATCTCGTCGACGACCAGCCAGCCGTACTGGTCCCGGGTGTCGGTGCGCAGTTCGGTGCCGTCGCGGAGGACCACGGAGGCGGACACGGGCTGGCCGGTGTAGGACTGGACGTCTGCCTCCACGGCCGCGAAGCCGGGGTGCGCGTCGGAGCAGTACACGCCGATGTACGAGGACGCGGGAACGTCCGCGGTCTTGTGCTGGGCCAGGACGTAGCCGACGGTGCCGGTCACGGCGCACATTGCGGCGAAGGTGGCGAGCGCGCGCAGCCGGCTCTTCGGCTGGCGGCCTTCCGGCTCAGCGGGTGCGGTGGTGGGTCTGTCGAGGATGTTCTTCACGGTGGTCTCCCCCGTAGGTTGGGTTTGGGTTATGGACGTCTACGTCTGGACGGGCTCGCGGCCCGCAGTTCAGCGGTCGTGCCGCAGGCTTTGCAGAACGTCTCGTGCAGGCCGGCGCCGTGGACGTTGCGGTACTTGGGTCGCTGGTGCCGGTGGTAGCCGGCTTTCAGGTCGCGGCGGCAGCGGCCCCGGCCGAGGAAGCGGATCCCGGCCAGCCGGACACGCTGGGCCTTCATCACCGCGTCCCGGTGTGGCGGCTGTGGATGTAGAGCGCGACGGCGAAGATGAGGAGCGCGGTGAAGTAGACGGCGGCGTACCGGGCGAACCGGCGGTCACGTCCGCGTTGCTTGGCGAGTTCGGCCTGCTTGGCGACGGAGTCCCGGACGCGTGCTTTGCGGACAAGGTGGTGCATCCGCAGCGAGTAGGCGCACTGGTGGGTGCATACCACCCACTGGCCGCACAGGTCGCACATGTCGACCTCGCTGCTCCGGTTCCCCAGTCGGACGGTGATGCTCATGTTGTGGTGGAGGTGTTCGGGGCTGGGGTTCCGGGCGCAACTCCGGTGGCCGACCAGGATCTCCGCGCCGGCCATCACCGGCTCCCGAGGTACAGCAGGACAGCGACCACGGCGAGGATCGTCACGAACGCGAGGCGGGCCTGCCTCTTCCGGCGCTGCGCGACCAAGGCCGCAGCCAGCCGCGTTGCGGCCGCCCTCGCTTGGCTCTCCCGGGCGCGGCGGTCGGCGCCGGGCGCCGCCGTCTCCTGTAGCTCGAACACGGCCCCGCAGTGCCGGGCGAGGCACCGGTACCGGTCGCCGCCCACGAGCTTCGAGGTCTGCTCGATCTTGTGATCGTGGTCCAAGCCGTAGCCGTTGACCTGTACGTACTGGACGGGCATGTCGATCTCCTTACTCAGTAGCCGATGTAGTCGTCGCCGGCCTGGACACGGCGAGCGCCGGGGATGGCCTCGATCGACCCGTACCGGCCGATCGCGTAGTGCGTGCAGGCGGCGATGTTGCAGGGCGGGTCGTAGATCCCCGCCGGGCCGCGCTTGCGGCATCCGGCCGGTGCGTGCGCTGCGTACGTCGGGGCGATGGCCTGCATCAACCCCATCGACGGGGTGTGCAGGTCGGTGTAGTTGCGGTCCCAGCAGTTGATGGCGTGGACCTTGCCGCCGGACTCGTGGTTGATCGCGATGTGCACGATGCGGCGTTCGGTCGCGGAGTACGGGCGGTGCAGCAGCACGCCGGCCGCGGTGATCCACCGGTCGATCTGTGCGTCGCTGGCCGGCGTCTCGTCGTTGGGGTGGCACACCCCCGGTGCGTACTTACCGCCCTTCGTGCTGCCGCTGGGCAGCGACGGGAGCCGGTCCTGGATGACCTGCGGTACCCGTACGCCGTGGCCGGTGCCCGACTTGCCTAGGTGCCCGGCGAGCTGCGGCATCGCGGCCGGGCCGCCAATGGCCAACACCGCCGCCAGTGCGATCCACGGCTTACTCGGGATCCACCCGCCACGACGCGCCATCAGGACCCCTTGGCCAGCGGGCACGCCCGGCACCAGAACGCGTACACCGCGACCAGCACCATCACAACCAGTGCCAGCGTCGTACCGGCCGAGTCGACCACCACCATCGCGGTCGGGTTACGGCGAGGCACGAACGCCATCACCGCGGCGATGCCGTGGACGGCGAGGAGCGCGAGGTACATGACCGCCCGCGCACCACGCGACACCGCGCGTCGCTCCGGCGAGTAGCCGGGCAGCAGCGCCCACAGCGCGACCGTCATCACGAACGCGGCGGCGGCGTACGACGGATTCCCGTCGGGTGCCCCGTTGACGATGCCGGTACGGACAGCCCCGTAATCCGCGAGGGCCAGCAGCGCGAGGCCACCCATGATGGTGAGCCGGGGCTGGTCGAACATCCCCGCCTTCTCGGCGACCGTAGGCACGGGCCGGGCTGGCAGCGGAGCCTTCGCCGCGACCCGCTCGCTGACCGAGGGCATCAGCGCCTCGCCGCGAAGCCGGCCAGCAGGCCGAGCACGATCACGGCTACCGCGATCAGCGCGTGCGTCCCGGCGGCGGCTGCCTGGACGGCCGCCGTCACCGGACACTCCGCTTCGCGTCGCGCGACACCAGCGCAGCGAGTACGCCGACGATGATCGCAGCGACCCCCGCGACCGCGAGGCCCTGAGTGCCAGGCTTCTGGTCGAGGCCGTAGCCGACGAGCAACGCCGACCCTCCGACGATGCCGAGAGCGGCCAGGATTTTGTACACAGCTATCCCCTTCGATCCATTCAGTGGGAGTGGTGGTGCCGCTATTCAGCGGCGATTAGCCCTGCGCCCATGCTGGGCAAGGGCGGAATACCAGCGAACTGCCACGTGCGAAATGCCAGAGCGTTCCGTTGGAGTCGAAGTGTGCGATGTACTTGATGTTGTCCGCACCAGTGAATGCGACTCCGGACTGTTGCACGTCCTCGTGTTCGCGGTGCTCACCCCACCGGTACTTCTCGTACACCGGGGTCACGGTGAACACGGTGGTGTCGGTAAAGTCAGCCAAGTCAGGGGGACCTTCGGCGACCAGGAGCCAGGGCACCTCGCACGCCTGCCCGTCTGGCGACTGCTTGAACGGCACATGGCCGCTGACGTCGACCCAGCCGACCTTGAACCAGTTGTCGAAGTCGCTGATCTCGGCGCACGACTTGCCATGGTCATATCTGGTCGGTGAGCACGATGACGGTGATGATGGT